CGTCCCCCCGTGGAAGAACCTACTACCCCCCCGGCTGGTGGCTGTGTCTTGGCTTGGATCATTGGAGGGTTTTGCTGTGCAGAGTTTTTTTAATGCGTTCTGCTGTTGAGGTTAGAGGTTTCAGTATTTCAAGCGCCCGTTCCAAGCGGTCCTTCTCCCATGCTTCGATGTCGCCAGCCTTCTCAGCCCATCGTTGGAATCCTTTGACGAGGTAATCCATGACATCGCTTTCCTCCTCGCGCTTTGGTGTTTCAGCCGGTAGAGGGATTTCAAATTCCAGTTGGAATTGGGCTTCTGTCTCCACCAGATAATCCAGCCCGAATTGTTTGACGCCGAATGATTGGGATTTCGGCAATAGCTTTCTGACTACCTGCTGCATGAGCAGGAGTTGCTTGTGTCCATCAGCCCATTTTTCTTTGGTAGTGTCTTCCGGTATTTCCCAGAATTGGAGTTGGCTGATCGTGTTGATCGAGTCTTTGACGAGTATAAGGTTAGGCGTTTGCATGTTGTTGTGTTTTGAGTTGTTGGATTTTTGCCCTGATGAGGGCTTGCTTGGTTTGGTGGCAGGTCGCCATGGGCAGGAGCATCCCGCCAAAATGTCTTTGCAGAAGTTTGGCTTTTTCTGCCCCGATTGTTCTCACGAGATAGCTGTGAGACGGGAGCCGACCGAGTGGCACATAAACGCACCGATGCCGTGTCGTGAATGCAATGGCCAAGGCCGATTCTTTCCCGATGATTTCGGCGATGTCTTGCGCCGTTGGTGGTAGTGGGATTTCAGAGGACATGAGTTTCTCCCTTACTCAGTCGTTGCTCATCGAGGTTTATGGCTTCCATCATTTCGCGGGCTATCTCGGCGATTGATCCTTTGGTGTTTGGCTTGGCGTGAGCCATGAGCGTGGCCCATAGCACGACATATCCACGGGCTGCGTGGTGTGGTGTTCCGTCCTTTTCTTGTTTACAGGTTTTCAAGTTTTAGGCTTTCTTTCAGGGCGTTGAGCGCCTTCCGGCGAAGAGTGCGTGCTTGGCTGTGGGGGATGCCTAATTGCGATGCGATGTCTTTGAGCGGGAGTTTTTTAAAGAAGCTCAGATGAATGATTTGTTTTTGCAGGTCGGGCAGGTGTTCCAAGTGATGGCCAACCTCCTGCCTTTCCTGTTTTAATGACGCCACGAGATCGGGGGTTGCGTCGGTATTTTTTTCAAATAAGGCACTTCTGCGCCTCCGAGTTCGTAAAAGGTCGAAGGCCGCAAGGCGGGCGATACCGATCAGCCACGGCATGACGGGCAACCCGGTGCGGAATGTTCCCGCATTGCGCCAGACTCGCAGCATCGCGGTCTGGTAGATGTCGCCGGCATCATCCGGCGGGACGATTGAGGCAATGATGCGCGTGATGTCTCCCTGCGTGAGGGCGAACAGGTCGGCCATGGCTTGCTCGTCTCCGGTGGCGATGCGCTCAATGCACGAGGTCATTGCGTCCTCGTTCATTTCGTTTTTCCTCCAAGGCCAAGATTTACCGCTCTTTCTGCAATGTTTTGTAGCTTGGCGCATCTCTCCCTCGCCTCGTCGCGCTCTGCCTTTACTCGTAATGCGGCTAATAAAACCCCCTCATAATCGGTTGCATTTAATGCTCGTTTTGCGTCTTCGATGGTTGTTCTTGCTTCGTCGCGCTCTGCTCTTGCGTCGAGGGTAAATTTAAAATTCTCGTGCGCTTTGAAATACCATTCATCCCGCTCGCGCTCCAATCGGCAAGCCAGTTCCAGAAACTCCTCGAGGTGAATGAAATTGCCGGGGTTCTCGGCCAGCATTTGCGCATACAGCGCGTCCGTCTCGGGTGTTGCGCTCATTGCCCGTCCCTCCATACCGCTGTAATCCGCGAAAACTCGATGAGCCGCCTCATTATCGGCTCGCCTCGGTCTTCGCTGAACATTTTGCAAAGAACATCGCTCTTGGCGTTAGCGGTCCAGAGCGTTGGCAGCATGTTGGCCGTGCGGTGTTCGAGGACGGCGTAAAGTTCCATCTCTCCCCGCTCGGTCATGCGTTGCTTGCCGAGGTCGTCCAAAAACCAAACGCTTGCCGTGTAGCATGCGCGAAGGTCTTTTTCCGCTTGCGCCTTGCGTGCCTTGTCATCGGCGAATTGATCGACGCATATTTTCCCGAATGTGGTCGAGGTCATCGCCGCGCATCGGTGGCCTGCTTGCACCATCCGGTTCATGAGCAAATAAGCCGCCCGTGTTTTCCCCTTGCCAGCCATTCCCACGAAGCCGACTCCCACCGGGTTCCACGTCCACGAAAAAGCCGCCTCGCGGAAGCGTGCATGGATTCGTTCGGGGTCGGTGTCGCGGTAGAGAGGCGGGCAAATCGCCAGAAAGGCGTCTTCCCGCGCTTTTTTCTTAGCCTCCGCTACCCTGACCCTCTCGGCGTCCTCCGACGCCTTGCAGGCCCGTTCTTGGCAAGCCTCGCACCGTGTCTGCGTGAAGATCGTCCTTCCGCCAAACTCCACATCGTGCGGAGCAAACCCCGTTGCGCAGTCCGCGCAGTCTCGTGTTGTCATCGTTTGCATGTCGGTCAATAGCTCCATTGTGATTTTTGGGCGGGGATTGCCGGGCTGGATTTTTTGAGCCATCCGAAAAATCCCCGTTGGTTTGCTGCGGTTCCCTTGCTGGCGCAGTAACGCTGAAAGGTCTTCAGCTCGCCATCGACATCGCGGTCAGGAAAATTCCGCCGCAGGTTTTCCAGCCACTCCGCGTTTTCTGATTCAAGGTCGCCGACTGGCTCCTCGCGCGTTGGTAGGTCTGTAGTAATATCTCTTCTCTTCTCTACTTCTACTCTGGTCACAGTTTTGTCACTCTCCGAGCGTGACATTTTCGTGACTCTTTCCTTAGCTTTCCGCATGGAGGCAAGCCCTCTTTCCTTAGCACTTTGCGAGCAATGGCGGTCGAAGTTCGGGAACACGATTTTCGAGTTTTTTAACTCAAGCCACCCGGCTTTTTCCATGCTCTCCGCGAAGCGTTCGTTTCCGGCAAGTCGATTCAAATGCGCCAGTGCCGCGATGTGTGTCACGCCGTCAGCGTGACAATTTCGTGACGCCCATCCCCATATTTTGAGGAGTTTTCCGACCACATTATCGGGTTCCATTCCTGTCTCGGTTGCTATCTGAAAAACCTCTGGCTTTTCGTGTAGGTGCAACTCTACTTTGATCCATTCGGCCATATTAAAACGGTATTTCCTCCCCCGTGTCGTCGTGTGTCCGCCCTTGGTATCGGTCAGCCGGTCCCTGCGGTTTCCCCGCTGGCACGCTGGCTTTTTTTAAATATTTCCAGTTGCCAATGATCGGGCCGCGCTCGCCATTGTCCCGCCGCTCCTTGGAAATCTCCTGAGTCACGAAGCCATCGTTTCCAAACTGGTCAGGCCCGCCCTTGTTGGCAAAGCACACGAGCCCGACATATTTCCCGTTCTTGCCGACATAGATTTCGCCCTTCTCGATCTTGGTGACATTGATGCTGGCTTTAATCATTTGCTGCCTCCGTGCTCTTTTCGTATTTCCCGTTCTTCCAGAGCCATAGCTCCCGCTTTGCTGTCTCAATGGTCGCCGCATCCTCGCGGGCGTTCTTGCGTAGCGCCCGAATGACTGCGGTTAGCTCCATGTTTTCGGTCAGGAGTTTTTCGACCTGTGCTTGAAGTCGTTTGTTTTCTTGTAGGATTTCGTTCATTTCATTTCTGAGATTGTGATTTCTGCCCACGATGCAGACCGCTCGTGTGCGTATTTTTTGTGTATGAGCGCCGAGACGATTTGCGCATCGTCGCGCCAGACTCCGATTTGCGTCAGGGCGTCCGTTGCCGCTTTGAAAATGTTGTCGGCGTCCGGTTTGCTGGTTTTCCACTCTGGCGCGGTTGGTTTGAGAGCGCCCTTGCTCGTGAGGTGGGATTTTGGCCGCGCAAAGTGACACCATAGAACGACCCGAAGCGGGACATCCGCCATGAGGTTCTGAGCGCCGGCCTTTGTCGCCGCCTCCGCGATGGCACTTTTCCATGCCTCTGCCGTGCCGGGATCGTAAACGCGAGCGGCGAATTTTCCTCCCCCCATGTTGCGGGCGAAGGCTTTGGGCCGTGGTTGGCCTTTCGGCTCGGCAAAGACTTGAAATGTGATGGCCTTCATGCTCGGCAGTAAATCGCTGCACGGCGGATCTCAGCCGCCCGTTGCGTCATCTCTCGCGCTTGGTGTTCCAGCCAGTTCGCGGCGTGGGCGATTTCGTCGCAGTCTGCGCACGATGCCGCCTTGTAGCCTCGTTGTCCGCTAATGACCCTGCCCCCGCTGGCGTTGGCCAATGCCCGGATCGTTCGGTCGTTGCAGTCCGGTTCCTCCAAGGCCCGCGCCGAGACCCATGTCCCGGCGCGAGCCAGCCGCTCCACAAAAACCTCTACACGCTCTGGCGTGATCTTCGGGGCGCCCTTCTTTGGGCGGAAAAGCTCAAGTTGCATCGTCATATCGCAAGCTCCTGCTGTGCGGGGTTGCTCACATTCTTCTCGGTCTCGTCCGTGGTCTTGACCGCATACGAGAGGCGGACTTTGAGATTCCGAGTCGGCCCGCTGTGGTCGAGCTTCACCGCGATGCTCACGCTGCCGTTCTGGTCTTCGCTGTCCGAGACCGCCCGGAGGATGCCGATCCAGTGCGTTTCGAGGATGTCGCCGACGAGCGCCTTGGCCTCCTCAAGCTCGATGTCGTTGTAGTCTTCCATATTACTTAGCCCAGCGGGGCAGGGTGATGGTTTCGATCTCCTGCGAGTAAGCGGGCCAGATTCCCGTCTCTTGGCATTTCTCCAAGAAGTCGAGATGACGGGCGTTCTTTTGCCGTCCGAGGGCGATGCTCTCCGCATCGAGGCAGTAAACCCCGACCGCATAAGGCGCTGTTTTTTCGACCGCGATGAACAGGAAGAAACTCGCTTCCAGAAGGTCCATGTAATACGCCGCTTGTTGAGCGTAGCCAAACGAGGCGATGGATTTTGCAAAGCCTTCCGGCGATGCGTCCTCGGTGGTTTTGATGTCCGCGATTGTGGTCGCCCCTTGGGAGTCCATGGCTACGATGTCCAGCCTCCCCTTGAGCAAAATCCCTTCCGGGTTATTGCGAACGATGCGCCGGAAAACGGACACCTCCCGCTTTGCGCCGTCGAGGATCGCCGCCGCTGCGGGGTGGGATGCCACCGACACAGCCGCGCCTTTCAGCGCCTCGTTTTGCTCTGCCGTGATAATCGGAAGCGTTTGCGCGTCCCTCCATGCTTTGCCCTCTTTGGTCGTGAAGTTCATTCCATCCGGGCGCACCGCAAAAGACCCCTCCAACCTGTGCGGCTCCAAGGCCGCACGGTGCAGGAGCGTTCCGAATACCATGGCGGGAGTCGGTTCGCTCTTTGGCTGCGTGAGTTGCGCGAGGTAATGCGCAGGGCTTTTGCCCATCGCCTTGAGGCGCGAAATGTTCTCGCCGGTCGCTGCGCGGTAAGTATCCTCCGCGAGGTCGAAATAAACTCCCTCCGCTCCGTCTTGAAAGGCGCTCATTACTTCGCACCTCCTTCAATTGCGTTGAGGATTTCGTTAATGTCAGAGAGTGCGGCGTTTGCGGCATCGTCCGAGAGTTCGGAAATCAATTTGCATTTTCCCACCAATTGAGGCGCGGTTGCTTTCAATACCTTCAGAAAATCCGCCTCAGAAACGCTCGCGTCCGCCAGTGCAACTTGAAGCGTCTTTTGCGGTGTGTCCGCCTCGAAAACTGGCAGCTCGTCACTGGCCAGAGCGGCGGATTTTGATTCCGTTTGCACCGGCTCCCCCATCGGGATTTCGTCCTCGATGTCTTCCACCTCCACCGCACGAGGGCGAAAAACGGGCTTTGCACCCGAAATGATTTGAACATGCCCGGAAATGTCCCGCGCCTCATCCTCATCGTGAATGCCGCTCACCCCGAATGCCAAGCGAATCGCTTGAATCATCGCCTTGTGTCGAAGCATCCGGCGAGGCGATCCGTTCCACGGGTCGGTGTTGCGTTTGCACTCCTCGAAATACTCAGTGACCCTTACCGGGTGGCTGCGGTCTTTAATCCAGATCGTGCAAGTTGCGTGCGTTGGTTTGGCGTTTGTCTCTTTCGGGAAAATGTCGCACTCCCATCCGTCCAGATTGGCTTGCCGGTTCATGATTTTGATCCAGCCATCAACGCCCACCATAGGAGTGATTCCCCCGCCTTTTTTCGGGAAGGCGTAGAGTTCCTTGAGGATCGGGTTGAGGTCGTAGGTGTTCGCCGTCACGACAAGCGCCAAAAGCTCGTCATCGGTCGCGCCTTTGAAGACGGTGTTTTTAAGGGTCGAGTGGAGCTTGGCCGGATCGACATTGCAGCGCGAGGCCATCACAGCCAGCGCAGAAGGTTTTTGTTGCGGTGCAACGATTATTTGATTACTCATTTTTTGTTACTCAATTGTTGGGTTACTCTTGCCTTCGTCGGGTTGCCGCCTGACGAGGGCGTTTCTTTGTTCCGGGGTGGAAAATTGTTCAGTCCTGATCGTCAAACTCACGCCAGCGGTTCTCACGTTCGCGGCGGCGGCGCTCGTCATGTTGGCGCATGCGGAAAAGGATGTTTTGCTGCCCGCACCAGTAGGAGGCGAGGCACGAGCCGAGGGTCAGCACGGCGATGGAAATGGCGAGGGTCGCGCTCATTTGGCCTCCTTGCTGTTTTCTTCCATGAATCGGCAGATCGATTCTTGCGCCGCCCATGCCAGAATCACCGCCACGGCGGTAAAAAACCATCCGTGCCAGGCCAGGAAACATGTAAAAAAGAATTCAAAAAGAGCGCCAACATGTGACGGCACAGACCTTTGGAAATCCGTTTTTTTCGGTTTCATCTCTTTGATGAGAATTGCGCCCGTCACCGTCAGCACCGCAAAAAACCACGCGATAAAAACGAGTAAGTTCCCAGCGCCTTTGTTTCCTCCGACCGCCTCCCACGCAAGCCACAAAATGGCCGAATTCAAGACGATCCATGTTGCAAGTCTGGTGTATTTCATTTCGCCCTCCGCTTTTTGAAGGCCACTTTGAGCAGCAAATGAGGCTGCGGAGGCTCAGGAAAACGCGCCCAGTAAACAGGCGCATCCGGCAGGCGGTCGGCGGAAATGTCCCGCCATGTCTCCCCGTCCAAAAACCCGGTCGTTACTTCCCCGTCCTCGAGGGCGAGGATGACCGTCTCGTCGGCGTCCGGTAGCTCGTCGGTGGACGCTACCCATTCGATGGTCGAGGTCATTTCGCCCTCCCTTCCGTCTTGCAAAAATCTTCAATCAATTCAGCATCACAGCGATGCTTGATTTCATCTTTCAATTTTTGAAGCTCGCCCCACGATACCTCGTAGCGATCGGCCTTGTCGCCGGACTCCTTCTTTTTGGCGATGAAAAATTCCGCGATACCCTCGGCCTTGCGCAATTTGCACAAGACTATCGCCCTGTTCTCGGGATTCTTTTCATTTCCTCCCTTGCGCTGCTCCTCGCCGGCATAGGCGCATCTGTCATGTCCTGCATTCAACACGCTTTGCGGAAGAGGAAAATTTCTCAACGCATCACGCAACGCCTCCACAGACTCACCGAAAGCGAAAAACAAATTCTCCGCTTCTACATAGTCGAGAATACGCGATCCAATACCCTCCGCATCGATGATGGCGTCGTTCAGGCTCTCGTAACCGACGGCATCATTTACCGCGTGGACTCGCTCGGAAGCATGGTAGATGGCTTCCCTCACCTCATTCATGCAATCGCGTGGGATTACCTCCACAAACACCATCACATTCTCAAAGGAAGCAACTTCCTGATCCGAACCGACAAATGGTAATTTGTCTTTCCCCTGTAATCTGGGGCGAAAGCGGTCAGATAGAGCTTCCGCTTCCTCCCGAGAAGCCACTACTTGCACTTCATGCCGACAGAGCCGTTCGGAATGGCCTCTCTGTGTCGCTAACAACATGGCCGAAGGACGATTGATGGTGGCGCTCATCGTGTCCGCTCCCCCCAGGTTGTTAGCCACAGCGTGACGCCGGCCAGAATCGCCACGGGTCCGAGCGCACGGATTGCCTCCCATACCGACTGCAAAATCCACAGAGTTTCTTGGTGGTTCATTTCGCGGGCCTCCTGTTTGAGGTCGCGCCGATCTGGTCGCTCATCCAGTTCTGGAACGAAGCTTTAAAAATCCGCCACCCGCCTTTATTTGCGAGCGGTTTGCAGGCTGAGAAACTTCCGCGCCGAATATGGCGAAGGATTGTCTCTGTGTGAGCGCCGGTTTCCTCGGCGGCTTGCTTCACTGTGAGCGTGCCTTTCATTTCCCGCCCTCCTCTTTTTCCAGTTCCGCGATGAGCGCCTTCATCATCCGGTGCGCGGATGTGCGCTTGGCAGAGAGGCTGCGTGTCTTCGCCTCCTTGCCGTTGTGTTTCTCAAAATTCACCAGGCTCGACTTGCCATTGCGGCGAGTCATCCAGCCCACCTTTACCAGCGCCTCGGCAAATCCGGTGCAAGCCGTCAGGCGGTCCAGAAATGCCTCCGCGCTCTCAGGTGCTGCGCCTTTTACCGAATGGGCGTCGAACCACGCCCACACCCGCATCAACTTCCCGAGCACTGCATCGGTGTCGATTTTGAGGTGGCTGGCGATTTCCATCACCTCGGGTTTGTCGGGAGTGCCGGACTCTAATTTTATCCAGCTCATCACGCCGCCCTCCTTTTGGTTGCGGGTTTCGCCTTATTTTGATAAGGGGTGGTTATACACCCATCGGCAAAAAAAAGGCGGCGAACATACGATGACAATGACCTGCCTTCTTCCTTCGCCGCTTTCTTGAGAACTTCGACCTCGTTAGCTTCAAGATAAAGACCAACGGAGACCAAACTACTTTTGCTTTTTGTTATGCTCATAAATTTTTTCTTTGAGAACTTCTGTCATTGAAAGGCCACGCTCTTTGGCCAATTGTTGCAATGTCGCTTTCTCTTCTGGTGTCAACCAGACGGCGATTTGCTTCTTACCTTTTGCTCTTTTGCTTGGCACACCCACAGCCTTGCAGGTGTATAACCACCCGTCAACAGCAAATCTGAAATTTTTTTCAATAAGGTGATCACCTACCCAAATAAAACACTTGACACCCGCATGGACACAAGCGCTGCGGGCGAAAATAATTTTTTTTACATTTTTGCTAACATTGACATCCGCGCTAAATTTTTTTCATGAAAACCATCAAGACGCAGAATGTTTCGATACCTGTTGAACTTCATGAATGGGTCACAAAAAAATGGAGGAAACAAAGGCTTCAACTCCGTGGGCCAAGGTCACATTTTCAAGCATCGTGGAACATGCGCTGATCGAGCTTCGTAATAGTGAATCTGAAATTTTTGCGCAAAAAACTTCAAGCAAACCGTCAAACATCTCCCCGGATGTCAGTGCCGAGATCATGAAACCATACAAGCGTTCCGTTGGTGGGTCCTCGAAAGCTGGGACGGCCCGCTACCAGAAGGGTGGACGGCGCAAGTCATCGACCTGACGGAGGAATAAAGCCTACCAATACGAACCGGTCGATAGCGCCGTGGAGTTCGATTCGATTTTTGGAAGTTGTGAGCTTTGGTGCTGGGTGATCAAGGGAAGTTGGTAGCAACCTGGAAGGACCTGCCGAGCGGTATTGTCTTCCATGATTACCATCAACTCGGAATTTTTTGGGAACAAGTCCGAAGAAATTTCATGAACCAGCCCATAATCTTTGGCTTGTGTAGGTGAAAGAGTTGTTCTGTCATTCATAGCTTTGACAATTTTTTTGGTTGATTTCCCTGTGGTGTCAGCAATCACACGGGCGATATTTTCATAGTCAATCTTCAATAGTTTTAGGTGCTCCTCAAGTCCAATTTCATCCATGCGAGTTGGCCCTTCAAAAGTTAAACTCACCCCATGAATTAAAAATCGAGCGTGAGGAACACATCGCCTTGTTGACCCTGCACAAAAAATAACTGTGGCTATAGAGTCTACAGTTCCAAAATTGTATGTTGTTATTTGAACAGGCGATCCTTTTAAAAAATTGTGGATTGATAGTCCGTGAAAGACACTTCCTCCCGGAGATGAAAGCATCAAATGAATATGATCCACATTTTTTGAAAGCGCCTCATCGATGCATTTCATCAATGTTGTTGCTGATGTGCCATTTACCGGAGCCATGAAGCGAATGAATATTTCCATTTTTTATTTATAGTTAATATCTACGGAATCTGTATTTGGATTGTAAGAAGCCATACCAAGTTTTTTGAAACGCACGGGGTTTAGAATCCCATCTTCTGCGATATGCAAATACGCGGCAAAAAAACGGCCTTTGATCGAAAGATTTTTTTCTTTCGCAAATTGCACTTGTAAAACCACAAGCCCTTCAAGAAGCACATCGATTGTTTTTTTGAGCGGTCCAATTTTTGAAAAATTATTTAACTCTTCCGGACTTAAAACCGCTTTCACAGACGATTTTTCATTGTCCATAGAAACATCGATTTTGTTCACCTTGGAAACCAGTCCACCATCTTCACGCAGTTTTTTTTTGAATTCCTCGGCATACTTGTTCCAATCCACCTGAATAGAGGATGCAGCGGCTGGCGTTGTCTGAATCGTTCCCTGATCCTTGACTGGGCCTGCGGGATCATGCCGTATCTCAACCTTTGCAATTTTTTTGTTTGAGGAATTAGCAAACAGAATGGTCGCAGCAAAAAAGCAGCCCGCAAAAATCAACCATTTTGCAACAAATCCCCATCTAAGTTTCTTAGATAAAAACGGAAAAGCCAAAAATGCGGAGACAAGAAACATGCCAAATGCAAAAAAAGATTCTGAGAACGCTGCAAGCGCCAGAATTGTGATAAAAATCCCTGTTGCAATGCGGAAGGCGTAAACTAACCCACGCAAAGCCCCCATTATCCAAGGCGAATCTTTTTTTACGGTTGAAGAGGGCGCTCCTGTTTCCGAGGGTTGTTGAATTGGTTTGATCGGGGGGTCTATCTTACAAACAATTTTCTTCCACTCCTGGTATTCATCTTCATCGTGGAGAGGCTTGTTTTTTTCAATTAACTCCATCGCCTCTTTTTTACTGAAATCTCCATAGATTCCATAGAACTCAAGACGCCTTATCTGGCTTTCTGTCGCTTTGTCTTCTCGGCTTAAAATTTCGCTGATTAGGTCGCTCGCTTCTCCTTTTGTATTTGGAGCGTCGAAGCCCTTTTCCTCGATCAAATCGCGTTGACGGTCTGTAATAGGATCATTACGCCAATCATCGTTTGAAGCATTCTTTACAGGCATATTGAGAGAATGAATGTCTGACAACGATCCGCCAAGAATTTTTCAAACCGCCCACCATGCCCGCCAATCCGCACGGCGCGAAGGCACGGCATAGACTCGCTTGACCATTGCTGTCGTCGAATGCCCAAGCTGGTGCGCAGTCTTGCCAGCGTCCTGCCCGCGCCCGAGGTGATAGGTCGCGTAGGAGTGCCTCAGAGCGTTTTCAGGAAACTGCGACCACGGCACCTTGTCCGCCTCGTGTAGCCTCACAATGAGCGCCTGCCGCTCTGCGTAAATCCGCAACGATGCCGGTGGCAGGATCAACCCCTTCTTTTTATCGCCCACAAAGAACGCCGCCCTTCGCGTCAGCGGCTCTGTGAAATCAACGATGCGCTCTGGCAGTCCGCTGGATTGCTTGGAAACCTCCCGCCTGATCTCGATCTCTCCCCTCGCGGCGTCAATATCCTCCCACCGCATCCGCCGCACCTCGATGGACCGAAGGCCCGCAAATCCACCGAGGAGGAACCACGCCCGCAATTCGTCGCTCATGTCCTCGGCCAGAATCGTCACCATTTGCGATGCCGTGATGAGTGACCGCTTCGCCTCCGCTTTCGGAGCCTTGATCCTCCGCAGCGGATTCCGGTCAATAAGCTCCATATCCACGCACCACGCAAAAAAACCGCTCGCGTAGCGATGCCAGCCCGCTCGTGTGGTCGGTGATCCCTCCACCGAGTCAAACCACTTCCCCGCCTTCAACGGCGTTACATTCGCCACCGGCCCCTCGAACTCTTCCAACAAGCGCCCGCAAACCCGCTCGATCTTGTCCTTGTGCGCCTGTGACGATTTAGATTTGGTCGCAACATAATCCCGAATCGCCGAACGCATCGACAGCCCCGCCTGTTCCTTGTCTTTCAGTCCCTCCGTCCCTGTTTTCTGCAAAGCCTCAAAAAGCGCCGGCCCCGCCGCCCATGCCTCCGCCTCCGATTTAAAGAATCGCTTGATCCGGTTGCCCGAAACCGATGCCGGAATCTCCAGTTTCCAAGTGCCGGGTCGTGACTTGTGGGGAGTAACAAAATATCGAGTTTTCATTTCGCGGGCCTTTTGTTCGAGGTTTCGCCGATCCGGCCCGCCCACCATTGGTTGAAAGACTCAGTAAAAATCCGCCACCCGCCACGATTCCCGAGTGGCTTGCAGGCCGAGAACGAGCCTTTGTAAATGTGCATCTTGATCGTCCAAGGGCATGCCCCGGTTAGCTCGCAGGCCTCCTTAATGGTGATCGTTCCTTTCATTTTACCCAACTGTTACCCGTGTTACCCGAAAAACCAAGTAAAAACGCTTTTAAGAGTGATGTGAAGTCGTGTGATGTAGCGACAACAAAACCCCGCCAACCCGCACCCAGAGCGGCAAAGAAGCCCTCCCACCCAGTGCCGGCGGCGGGACTCGAACCCGCACTCCGTTTTCACGAAAAGGGATTTTAAGTCTGTTTTCGGTGTTTGTAAATCAACGGCTTGCGTGGCTGTTACCCGCTGTTACCCGATTTCAGCTCTAATAAATGGACTTCGCTCTTTTGGAGATCGCAAACGACCTCGTATTGTTTACCGCCCCCCCCCCGGCTGGAAGCATCGACTCGATAAACTTCCCTCGGCTCATCGTGCCGCGCAGCCGGTCGAGCTTGGCCCACGATTCGGGCAGCATGGAGACGGATCTGGTGACGGCTGTGCGGCCTTTGGCGTTGGCTGACTTCTTGCCTTGAGGGCGGCCAGCGCCTTTGCGCGGGCCGCCGTGGGTGGTGGTTTTTTTCATTGAGCTAATTTTACAAATTCCGCTTTTGTTTTGGCGGCTTCATACATAGCCACCCACATTGTTGAGTAAGCATAGCCGCAGTTAGAGCCACCGATTACATGCCATCCTTGGTTGTCTTTAAGAACTTCCACTTTTGTTTCGTGGCGGTAGTGGCTTTTTGCGATTTTTGTCCATCCTGTCATCAGTGATTTTGTTTTCATTTTTCGTTTTTTTGGTTTGGTTGGTCAAGGCTGGCGCGGGGATCGAACCCGCGCCGGGTGGGTTGTTAGGCGGCGAGGAATCGGCGGCGATATTCTGCAAGCATTGAAGGAATGCGGGAGGCGTAGTCGCAGAGGTGCTCATTTCGAAGCGCTGGCTTGGACAAGTTGCAAAGAAGCTCAGCAACTTTTTTTGCCATTTCTTCAAGTTCAATGACAGCGACTGGAGCTTGGCGCAAAATCTCGTCTTTAGTTCCGCCTGTCACCCAGCTCATGCGGTAGCGGAATGAATCAACGGCGTTTTGAAGTTCGGTCTTTGTGGTTTTTCTAGAGTTCATTTTTCGTGGTGGTTGAGGTTTGTGGTTGTTAGGCAAGAAAGTATTTTCTTGCTGGGATTTTTGCATCGCCATTTAGCCAGGCTTCAAACGCTTCGGGGTTGCGGCGCTCCATTTCGTCCATCATCCAGCCGCGAACGGTTGGCACTTCCTTGTCGTTGCGCGTGTCTGTGAGTTCAAAGGATTCAATCAGTTGTTCCATGTTTAGCTTTGCAAAGATTTCTGTGAGTTTCATTTTTCGTTTTGGTTTTTGTTTTCGTCGTTGGCGTGGTGCCTTCGATCTGGAGATACAATCTCACAAACTTGATTTCTCGTCAACAACTTTTTTCAAAAAAATGAAAATAATTTTGGAGGCCCGCAGAGGTAGATTTAATGCGGCTCTGCGAGGGAGTGAGTTTTTTACTCGAAAGAATTTGTCTCAGGATTCCATGTTACGGCCTCGATGTTTCGGCCTGCGGGGGTCGATGGATTGTTCGCTGCGCTGGTCGTGTTCGGGGTGGCCTCGGCGCTGCTTGCGGTCGAGAGGTCTTTGATTTCGGCCTGCACGGAGGTCGTGAAACCGCTGGGGCTTAGAGAGTGAGTTACGGTCTTTATCGTCCAGCTTTTGTTCATCGCGTCGGGGAATCCTGAGAGCGTGATGAGGCCCTCGGCGATGATGTCGGGTCTACCGGACATGGAGAGCGTTATTGATTCGCTGCCGCGCTCGCTGGATTTGAGGAAGGATTTGGCGGCGTTTTTGGCGGCGGTCTCGTCGGGGTATAGGTTGGGGGCTTCGTAGTCGGCTCCGCTACCTTCTCCGTCGAGCTTAAAGGAATTTGTTTCGCCTGTCTCTGGATCGTGCCAGCGGGTGGTTGCGCTGCCGTATTTGGTGCGCTGGCTGAATTGGGCGCTGTAGCTGGCGACCTCGCTCTTGGTGATTGTTGGGCCGGGGAGGGCTGCGCCGGTGATGCTCGCGCCGGTGGAGCGGGGCAGAAAGAGCAAGCGCCCGAAAGTTGGTTTCATGAGTGCCTCGTAATCGCGGGCGAGGCGCGTGAGGAGGTTCATGTTGCTCTCGTTGGTCTGGTCGAGGTGCGGAATCGTGACCGCGTAGTATTGAGGGGCGATGCCGGGGATGAGGCCACATTCGGCTGCGATGTTCGTGACGAGCGCACCGAGTGTGATGTCATCGAACGAGCGAGTCTTTCGGCTTTGGAAGGGTGAGAATCCGCCCGCTGCCGCGAAGGGGGCGGCTTTGCCTGAGAGGCTCATGCGCTCCGGGAAACCGGAAAGCGAAATTTGGTCGATGACAAATTGCCCTTTGTCCACGGTGTTGCCTTCGTAGCCTATGGCGATACTCAGGATTTCGCCCTCGGAGGGGATTGGGAGTTTGCCGTCGTGGTTCGAGAGTTCGATGGAGACGGTGTCGGCCTGCTCGGTCGAGTTGTCTGTTATGGTGAGGCTGGCGAGGCGCTGGGCGTAGGTTTTGGTGAGGTCGCCGCCTCTGCCGGTGATTCTAAAATCTGGCTTCATAGCCTACGAAAAGAGCGAGACCGTTTCTTTTGCTTTTGGCGCTTCGATGATGGGCAGGACGATGTGGATGCCGGCGGGGAGGTAGGGGCCTTGCTCTGCGAGGCGAAGCGAGCGGTTGACCTCAAGCACGGTTTCGACCTGCTGGCCGTATGTGCTCCCGTAATGCCGGTGGCAAATCTCATCGAGCATGTCGCCCTGCTTTGTTTTGTAGACATTCATTGCAGTGATCCCAGAAGCCCGGAGGCGCTGACATTGAAAGGCCCGATCTTCAGCGTGACCTCGGCGTATTTTTTGAGGTTGATCTGGAAGTCGATTTTGCGGGGTTGGCCGTTGCTCCAGAAAACCTCCTGCGCCTCGTTGATCGATTCGACCACCCAAAGGCCGTAATAGTTGCCCGTTCCTGTGACGAGCGGCAGGGCTATTCCGAGGGAGGCTTGAACCCGCATTTGCGACATCTGGCCAAGCCCGCCTTTGTATTCGGGGAGGATCGTTCCTTGGAGGCTGATGGTTTCCGAGTCGTATCCGCAATACTGCATGAGCGGGGCTTGCCCGAATCGTTCGACTTCTTCCCATTTGTAGGAGCTTTGCCGTTCCAACTGCTGATATGCGGCAGTCGAAATCGAGAACCGGAAAGCGCCAAGGGCGAGCATGGTGTCATTGGCCATGGTTAGTCGTAGAGTGCGCCACCGGCGAGGGCGGCTTGGCGTCCATCGAGGCGGGCGAGAACGAGGTCGGCAAGCGTTCGTTCATTCATGCCGGGGGAGGCGTTGATGGTGATGTTGATCGTGCGGTTGTCGTTGCTCACGCTGCCGCCTGCGCGGTGATTGGGGATGATCGACCCGGATGAGGAGGGCGAGAAGATTTCGGGGCCACGCTCTCCGACGAGGTAGTTTTTGCCAGCGGAGACGGGTCCACCGGATGCGCGTGCGCCGTTAATCGGTGCGGGTGAGTCGCCTCCTGTGAAGACGCCTTTGATTGAGCTTCCGAGGCTCGCGAATTTATCGCGCACCCATGAGAACCACGCGCCGATCTTTCCTGTGAGGCGGTCGAAGGCTCCAGCGATGCTGTCGTAGATGCTCGTTCCCATGTCTGCGATGGCCATGGTGGTGTTGTTGACCCATTCGCCGATTGCGCTCCCCATGTTTGAAATGAATCCGGTTGTTGCCGTCCATGCCTCGTTGAGCGCCCATGCGTAGGTGTCCCAGTTGTCGGCCACATGCTTGACCGCAAAGCCGAGGGCGACCACGCCAGCGGCAACAACGGCAACCGTGCCGACGATTGGCAGGAGTGCTGCGCTTCCGCCTGCTGCGGCTGCGGCCATGCCCCAGAGTCCTGTTGTGAGGGAGACCACTGCTGGCAGCGCCATGACGATAGATGCTCCAAGTGAAACCACAGACGCGATTGCTGGCGCAAAAGCCACAGCGGCGATGCCGACCAGCACGGCTTTGACGCCTCCGACAGATTCGATGAACGGCCATGCGGCCTTGCCCATTTCGACCAGGCTTTTTGCCATGTCGCGGATCTGTGTGCCAATGATCGGGCCGTTGGTTTTGAGCCAGCCGCCAAACTCTTGCGCCATCGCTTTGATGTTGGGGGCGTTTTCGCGGATGAATGAACCAAGCGAGGTCATCAGCTCGGTGAGCACGGGCAGAAGTTCGCGCCCGATGATGTTTTGTGAGCCTTGCAGGGCGAGGTTGAATTGTCCCATGGCCTCGTCGAACGCATCGCCCATGAGCATGTCGGAATCGCTGAGAAGATAGCCCGCATCTTGCGCGGCTTGGGCGTAGCCTTGCAGACCTTCCTTGCCGAGGTTTAGCAGGTTCGGGATTTTTCGCCCGGCTTTGCCAAAGATGTCTGTGGCGATCTTAGCTTTGTTGACGCTGCCGGTGTATTTGGAAAACGCCTGTGAGATCGTGGCAAACTGCGAAGCCGTGTCCATTTTTTGGAGCTTGCCGATGTTTAGACCAAGTTCGCTGAGTGCTTCGCCGGTCTTGTTGCCGTCTTCGCCCGCCTCGACCATGCGGATATTCATTTCTGAAAGCGCCTTGTCGGCCATTTCGGCGGAGGCTCCGACTTGGCTTGCGGCGTAGCGCACGGAGAGGAGAAAATTTGCATCCGTTCCGAGGGTCGCCGCGCCTTCGGCTGCGGAGTCGGCGAAGTTGCCGAAGGCTGTTCCGAGCTTCCACACGCCCGCACTTGCTGCGGCGGCTGCTGCACCTATGGCGACGAATCCGCCAGCGGTGCGCTTGAGAACGGTCTGAAAATTGTCGCCGATGGGTTTGATCTTGCCCCATGAGTCCATCACCTTTCGGGTGGCGTCGGCTTTGCGTTGGAGGGCGGCAAGCTCTTTGCCGAGCGTGACGGTATCCGCGCCGGATTCTTTCATCGCCGCACCGACTTCTTTCATGCGGGTTCTGAGCTTCGACATCGAAGCGCCGAGAATCTTAGTGTTTCCCGTTACCGCTGCAAACGACGATTTCAGCGAGCCTGCCACGGCCCCGCCGATTTCGATTGTTGCTTTGTATTTTTTCTCGGTCGCCATGATTATTTAGGAAGTTTCCCGCACCAGTCCACAAGCTCCTCGGCGGTCATTGCGCTGATCTCTGCAAGGCTCCATCCTGTGTGGCTGGCCAGTGCGAGAGTGCCGCGCATGGCGTCCTCCCGCGTCAGCCTAAAAAACCGGAGAACGCTTTCTGGAGCTTCTTGTAGTCGCCCAGATCGAGGTCGCGGATTTCCACGGGCGTCACCATGCACAAGTTGGCAAAGGTCAGGATTTCCGTCTCTTTGTCGCCGCCGCCTTTGTTCCCCTCCTCGGCTGCGAGGATGTCGCCAACCTTTGGCCTGCGGAGGGTGAGACGCCGGCATTCGACGCCTTCGATTTTGATCGGGAAATCGAGTTCGATTTCGACGGTGGATTTCTTGCTCGCCATCGCCGGATTAGATGCCGATTGCGTTGCGCTGGGCTGCGAGGCGGTCGGTTCCGTTTACGATGCGAACCATGTTAGGAATGTCGATGTCGTTGATGGTCCGGCCGGCTTGGGTGTATTTGTAGCTGCGTAAATCCATGGTGAAGCTGATGGTCGATTTCTCGCCTGCTGTCCACGCGCCGGGTTCCATCGAGCGGATCGTGCCGGACATGTAAACGACCACGGGCGTCACTGAGCCATCGAGGCTTTCGAGAGCGCCACGGGCAACAAGCGGGACGGTCGTGCCTTGGCCGATGCCCCAGAGGTTGAGGACATTTTCCTCGTAGCCACTGAGCACGAAAGAGGCTTCAAGTTTCTCCTGGCCCATCTCGACGGCTACGGAGGCGTCCATGCCACCAGCGCGGAAATCTTCGACCACAAGGCCGAGGGTCGGGAGTTGCAGTTCGTCGCAGACGCCTGCGAAGCCGCGCCCGTCGACAAATAAGTTGAAGTTTTTTAAGATGTTCGATGCGGTTGCCATAATTTTTTTTAGTTGAGGATTTCGGACAGGTATTCGTTGGTCAGCTCACCACGGAATGTGATGTGTTCGGCTGGGTAAGGCGGCGTAAACGTGAAGTTAAAATAGACCTTGCCGAGTTGGATGTTTGCCGGGGTGTTCAAATCTGGGTCTGCCCAGCATTTGCCGCCAAGGATCGCGCCTTGGTTCTTGAGGCTGGCGAGGTAGGCGTTGACGGACTCCGTGACATCTTCGAGGTAGGTCTTGCTGATGAGGCGATCCACTGCCCAGAGGTGAGCGCGTTGGAGGCTGTCGAAAATCAAATCCGCTGTGCGGCGGACATTCACGAATTGGTATTTGATGTCCGTGCTACCGGTCTGGTTGCCCCAAAGGCGGAAGCCACCTGAGCGGATGAAGGTGGCGACATTGCCGAGGTTGAGCACATTGGCCAGCGAGGATGTATCGCCCAGCGTGAAATCAACCGACTTATCGATCTTCTCGATGCCGAAAACTTCGTTGTTTGATGGCGACCACCAGAACCCGCGCTCGTTATCTATGCGAGCCATGACGCCAGCCACATAAGGAGCTGGGTCTTCGCCGCCGTTTACTGCTGGCCAGATGCCGTAAATGCGGTCGTTGCCGTTTGCTGTGACCCATGCCGAGGCTTCGGTCGCGGTGTCGATTGCGGCAACGCTGGAGACGAGGCCAGCGATGGCAACCGCACGGAGAGCAGAGGCGACGATTTTCACATCGTCAATCGTGGTCGTCTCATAAGCGCCTTCGGCGACGATGAGGCGAGGCGTGACATTGAGTTCGGCCTGAGCTTTGCGGAGGGCGTGCACGCCAGTGAGCAGGCTGGAGCTTCCGGCGACATCAGCCATGGCGCTGACGCGCACGACCACGACAACCGCGCCGGTCTGTGCATAAATCGCTTCGATGGCTTTGCCGAGGAAGGTGCTCGCGCCGAGTTTGGTCGAGACTCCTGTGGGCGATGTTACAAGGACGGGCGTGTTCAGCGGGAAATCCGCGTGCGCTGTGCCTGTTCCGACAAGGCCGATGACGGATGAGGAAACAGTTTTGATCGGGCGTGGTCCGCCTGTGATTTCTTGGACTTCGACGCCGTGGAGAAAAGTGTCTGGCATGGTGATTTAATGGTTTGCGGTTGCGGGTGAGAGTGTGCGGGGATGGATCGTCGGTGTCTTCTGCGGGGCGTTCCTTAGAATTTAATGCAGTAAAGCATGGCGATGTTGCGCGGGCGGGTTTCGGATGCGGTGCGAGGGGCTCCGTTTGTTCCGTCGGTTGATGGCCCTGAGATTGTATGACTATGATAAATAACAGCCCCATCGAGAGTCCCTTTGAACACCGTTTGGTTTCCTGTGGCCACATTTACTGTGCTGCTTGGCAATTTATACCCCGCAGAAGAATTGTTTGTCGGAAGTTCGCCTGATGTCGTGTGTATATGCCCTTGAAAAGCATCCGCCTGCTTCGCCCCAAAAGTTCCCGCTGCCGTGCCGTCCGCATTTGTGCCACTGCCGCGCACGAAGTAGCCGCGCAGGTCGGGGAGATTGAAGGTTGTGCTGCCATCGCCAGCGCCGAAAGTTGTGCCGATGCAAAAAAACAACAGCGAATAGGTTGTTCGGCTGACTACTCCCCCATCGCAGGGCAACCATCCGTTTGGAGGAGTGGCGGTCGCAAACGGCATGACTGCGCCGGGCGGCACAAGAAGAGCGCTTACGCTTGCAAGCGCTGCGGGTGTGACGGCGCGTGTTGCGTCCGTCCCGGTTTGCGTTTCGGTATTGTCCGCCAGCTCAACAATGCCAGCACGGGTCTGTGTAGCTGTGCGACTGGCAAGGCTTGCAGGCGTGACGGCGCGGGCTGTGTCCGTGCCGGTCTGCGTTTCGGTATTGTCTGCCAGCTCAACAATGCCAGCACGGGTCTGTGTAGCTGTGCGGCTGGCGAGGCCCGCTGGCGTTACTGCGCGTGTTGCGTCCGTCCCGGTTTGCGTCTCGGTATTGTCTGCCAGCTCCACGATGCCCGCTCGTGCGTCTGTGGCCGTGCGACTGGCCAATGATGCAGGCGTGACCGCTTTGTTTGCGTCTGTCCCTGTCTGCGTCTCGGTGCTGCTTGCCAATACGACCACCCCAGCACGCCCTGTCGTGGCTGTGCGGTCCACAAGCCGGGCAACGGTGAGCGCCTTGGTTGCATCCGGCGCGAGAGCTTGCGCCTCCGCTGTTGTTGCCAGCGCGATGACGCCTCGGCGGGATTCTGTGGCTGTGACCTGCGCCAGTTTGAGCGGCGTGATGATTTTGGTATCAACCGTTCCAGCCTGCGCTTCGGCGGTTGTGGCGATGGCGAGCACGCCGAGGCGAGTTTCGTTGGCCTGCGCGTAGGAAAATCCTGCGTCTCCGACCGTGACTGATCCGGGCGGCACATTGGTCATCACGAAATCGAGCGCGAAGAGTGCGCTGGCCGTGCTGCCTTTGGTGAGGATGACGCCTGTCTGCGAATACACGGCGAACAGGACATTGTTGTTGGTGTAGAGTCCGATTTCTTTGACTGAGTAGCTGTCTGCGGAATCGTCCTGCGCCGTCATGTGGATCGTTCCCGGCACTGGCACGCTGCTCCCGGTTGGATCGAGCCGTTTGATTTCGGTTTGCAGTGCCGTGCGGGTAGCAAGCGGCGTGTAGCCTGCACTGCCGAGAGCGATTTTTGTTAATGTGACAGGGCCGATGGCTCCGCCAACTTGGGCGATGGCGGCGCGTCCGGCGTCGGTGATAATGAATTGAAGGGCCATGAGATTTGGTTAGTAAGTGGCTGCGCAGTCGATCCGGTTAAATGTGGCGGGGCGGCAGATGCCGACGATGTTCACGCTGCCGACGAAGGATTCGAGGGCCGAGAGGGTGAACGAACTGCGGACGGGCTTGACGGCAGAGACGCCTTTGCTGATCGAGTCCTGCACGGAGGCAGGGGTTTGGAGCCAGCCGAGGGCGATTGCGAAAGTGTGGGGAGTGCCTTTTGGCGCAGTCTGCCACCACTCGCTGAGTTGCAGCGCGATGCCGAATGAGTCGAGGAGTGTTTTCACAGCGGCGACGGTGCCTTTTTTGCGGTGAATCTCGGCAGAGTTCTTGATGACATTCCGCTTTGTTGCGGTCGTCCAGTTGGCATCCCACTCATCGACGGATGTCGCCCAGGCTAACCATGGCAGAAGCGCCTCCGGGCAGGTATCGGGATTCCAGAGTGATCGAATGGGGGTGTCGATTGAGCCAAGGCGGGCGGTGGCAAGAGAAAGGGATCGTTCTGGCGCTGTTGCATTGGAGGGCAAGAGGTCGCGCAGCGAGAGGTCGGGGGCGATTTCCTCCGTTTCCGTGGACGGGATTTGGTAATCAGCGTTGGTGCGTTGCTCCCACGAGGTGTTGAGAGCGATGCGGGTTTCAACAAGCTGGCCAGAGGAGTTGTATTCCTGCCGGAGGATGTTCCAGATTAAATCCGTGACTGTTGCGGCGTCTGGCGCTTGGCCGTAATACCAGAAAAGGCCGTCTTGGTCTGACAGATATTGGTAAATCGAGCGGCTCATTTTACTGGCTCAGACCTCCGTATGTCAGATTGATCGCGGTGCAGAAGGGGGCTTGCGTGTGGTCGCAGACGATGTTGGCCGTGGGTGCGGCGAGCGTGACTTTTTGCACGCCGTCCACATGGAGAGCGGCGAAGATGGCGGAAAGGTTGATGTCGTTGCCAACTTTGTGGTTTTGCGTGGCGAAAGCTTGTGCGCTGGCTTGGGCTTCGGCCATCACCACGGAGGAGTCGGGGCCGGGGAAGGTGAAGATCGTCGCTGTGAGCGTGTAGTTTTGGATCGATGCGCCTTGCACGGTCACGGCATCCGTGAGCGGGCGGACGGATTCGGCGTTGAGGGCTTGCGTGACATTGCTGATAACGGTTGCCGAGGGTGCGCCGTTGCCTGTGAGTCCGAGGACGGTAACGAGGACATTGCCGGGGGAGACGGTAGGAGGGCCGACGATGGTGGCGTGTTTCACGCCTGCGACTTTGAGCGCGTGGTAGAGGTAGCTTCCTTCGGGGCCTGCGGTGCTCAAGCCCTCAAGGGCGAGTGTGACGCGATAGCGGAAATCGGTGTCAGTTTCCATGACGGCCAAGCGCGGCGGGATCGCTGTCGGGGCTGCGGGAACGAGGACTTTGCGAGTCGTTCCGAAGATCGCGCCCAGTTGATCGAGGTCAGCGCCGGTTGCATAAGCCAGCATGACACCACGGGCGGCATCGTTGACTCGTTGCCTGATTAGCATTTCGCGGTAGGCGCAGACTTCCAGAATCTTAAAGGCGGGGTCTGACTCCACGATGGCGGTAAAAGCGGGATCGCGGGCTTTGAGGTCGTCCACCATTTCTTGCAGGATGGCGGCGTAGTCGAGACTTTCGACAATCGTCGGCGCGGGGAGGCTGCTAAGATCGATTGGCGTGTAACTCATACGACCATGCCGTCCAGTGTGAGCGCGGTTCCGGTGGGTAAATAGACGCCTTCGAGAGCGATGGTGATCTTGCCGGGTTCGATGGCCTGGGCGATGACGCGAGTGATCTCAACGCGAGGCTCCCATTTGCGGATCGCCTCGATGGTGGCGACATAGATTTCGACGATGGTGCCGCGATTCATCGGCGCGTCCACGAGGTCAAACAGGCGTGAGCCGTAGTCTCGGAGCATGACGCGAGAGCCGAGAGGGGTCGTGAGAATGTCCCTGATCGACTGCTTCAAATGGTCCAGCCCGGAAAGCGCCTTGCCGGTCTCGCTGCTCATGCCTCGCATGGGGCGAGATTTTATGGCGGCGTTGAGGGGTGTCTTCTGCGGGGACTTCCTTCTAAGGGTTCGGGACAGCTGTGATTGCTGGTCCTGACATGACGCCGCCGTGCGTGTGGGTCGAGAGAGTGATGCCGTTGGATTTCATCAAGCCTGTCTGGTCGTAGTTTCCGGTTTGCGTGACATTGCCTGTGATCGTGATGCCGCCACTGGCGATTTCGAGGGTGGTTCCGCCGACCGTGATTTTTACGCTGCCACTGGTGACTTCGATTTTGCTGCTGCTGCCGAGGGTGTGGGTGATCTTGCTCGCAGTGATCTCGCTTTTTGCATCGCTGCCGATTTGCGCGAGGATTCTTGAAGCGGTGATTTCCGTTTTGGCATCGTCTCCGACTTTTGCGGTAATCTTTTCGGGCGTGATCTCGGTCTGTGCGTCGTCTCCAACTTTGACCTTCGCCGATCCTTCAGGGAGTTGGATCAAATGTGAGTGCGCTTCTCTGTCGTATTCGATGATGGCCCCGTCTTTGTAGGTGGTGCGGCTGATCTCGGCTTTATCGGCGTTGGCAGGATAGTCGTTTTTGTAGACTCCTCCTGGCATGACATAGCCAGCGGAGAGTTCGCCGCCGGGGGCCATGACGATGACTTGCTCACCGACTTCGGGGGCGTGCCATGTGCGGTCTTCCCCGGCGCGGCTGGTGAGCCACGGGAGCCATGCGGAGGTGTTGTCTCCCATCGTGACACGCAGGCGGGCCTTGGCGTAGTCCGCTTCAAGCACGGTGCCGGGTCGGATGGTGTTCGACAGACGGCGCTCAAGCTCTCCGAGGCGGGCGTTGCTCATGTGGCGAGGATGTCTTGAATCGGCACATAGTCCGGCTCGTGGGGGATGCCGATCTTGGGCGCCCATGAGGCGCGGATGTCGGTTGGTAGCCCCCCCCCTTCGGGCCATGCGGTTTCTCCGAGGAGGCAGGTGTGTTCCCATTCGACGCGCCATGTTTCGTATTCGGGATTCTCGGCGTCGAACTCTTGCGGGGTTGCGGCGATGAAACGGGCGGGCGTGACGGGCATTCCGAACCGTTGACCTTGCAGGAAGGCCGCGAAGTTTGCCGACATGAGGCGCACGGCGAATTTGTTGCCTTGTTTGTATGAGTAGATGAGGGATGCGGAAAAGCGGATGTCCACCTGGAGTTGCTGCGTTCCGATGTCTGCGGTGGCGTTTGGCTCGATTGTGTCCAACTCGAAAGTGATGGCGGGCACCTCGATCTTGTCGTTGAAGCGCGAGTATGCGGCGATGGTTTTGACCGTGCTGCCAAACTTGGCGTTGATCTTCTCGGCAATCTTCGTGTGGAGAACGGCGAGGTCTATTTGGACATTTGCCATTTTAGTTGGGATTCAAATTCGCTTTGCAGGCGTTCGCCGATTTCGTTTTCGAGACTGCGCATCGCATCCATGCCAGGGTCGAGGACGTTCACACCTTCGGATTTTTTAATGGGCAGGCGTTCCTTCCCGACACGCTCAAAGACATGCCCACCCATTTTTTTGGATATGAATGCACCGGGGCGCTTGGCGGGGCCTGCTGTGACTCCGCTCTTGGTCTGGCGTGGCTTCATGGCTTTGAGCGGGATGTTGCGCAGACCTGCCCACACGCGACCGAGGACGCCATCTTTGCCCATCACTTCGACGCGCATGCGGCCTTTGATGACTTTGCCTGTCACTTTGGTCGCCTTGCTGATGCGGCGGGCGGCTTCGTTGCCTGCCCAGCGTGTAACGCGAGACACGGCGCTGCGCATGGCTGGCTCGATCTGCTTTTGCGTGGCTCCAAGGTCGCGCCCGATGCGGTCGAGTCCCTTGGCGTTGATGAAAATCATGTCACTCATGCGCGAGCGTGACGGTGGCGAGGCCGGTGCCGTCTGGCTGGATTTCCATCACGGTGTAATTTTTGCCTTCCACCTTGCAGGCGGTTTCGTGGGGGATGCCGGTGACATCCGACTCTTTGCACTGGAAACGGGGCTGCGTGCTGTCAAGGACTACCTCGCCCACGGCGCTGTCGAAAAAGGCGTTGTCGAAATAGCCTCGCACGATCCGGGTTCCGGTGGGCAAAGCAAACAGAATCTCGGTGTGGTCGAGACCGGAGAAAAAGACATCAAGGTTGCCGTAGGTCATCTTGCGGGATGGATGCGGATGAAGTTTCGAGCGAGGGATTTTGGCCGGATTTTGCGCCAGACTCCATCGCCGTTCTCGGAGTCGCGTGTTCCAGAAAAGTTGGTGTTCCCTTCGACCGTGACGAGGTTCTTTCCATCGTCCTCGAGCACGATGCCGACATGGGAAAAATCAAAAGTCACGATGTCGCCCGGCTGGGCGGCGTCGTGGTCGGTGTAGATGCTGGTCGTGCGGGTGCGGGCCTTTGCCCATGTCACGAATCCATACGCCAGCGCGGTGCGCGGTTGCCATTGGGCGGGCGAGCGTGTGAGGCGCAACCACTCGGGGACATCGTTTTCGATGAGCCATTGCTGCACGCAAAAGGAGACAAAAGCGGCGCACCAAGGCCACGGGCCGGGTGGTAGGTCGGTGGCGCGTTGGTAGTCGCGGATTCGCTGGCCGCGATTGTTGCCGCCCTCTTCGCGGATGCCGATCTCGGCTTGGGCAATGGCGAGGAGTCGGTGAAGCATTTTATTCGTAAGGGATCATTTCTTTTCTTTGCGGAAGATGTTTATGGCTCCCACCACGGCCATTCCGGCAGCGGCGATGGCGTTGGCTTTGTCGGGATCAAGAACGATTCCGGCTGCGGAGGTGACGAATACGAGGCCGCGCCATGTTGAGGCTTCGGCGAGGCGGGCGAGGATGTAGTCGAGTGCTTTCATTTGTCTTTGAGGCTGGGGATTTGCGGGTTGAACCAGTCGATTGTGACTGGTGGGAAATAGCGGATGCCGACCTCCACTCGTCCGAGGCTTCCGATCTTGTCGCCGCTTGGTGGCAGCGGGACGCTTACGCAGGCGGGTAGGAGCAGGAGCGGCAGGAGTGCCAGCAGTCGCTTCATTTGGCTTTGAGGCTTTCTTCGATGCGCTTGGTTCTTTCATCGATGCGAGCGAGTGTTTCGCTGCGCTCGCTGGCGAGGCGTTCGATGGCTTGTAGGCGGATGTCTTGTTTTTCATTTTCATTTCTGACCTGGCGCATTTGCTCCGGGAGGACGATCCATCCGTTGAGCGATGAGAAGACCGTGGCGATGAGGGCGACTGCGGCGATGATTTCGGCCATGCTCATTTTGATCGCAGGGCGTCCGTCCTTTTCGTCGAGGCTCATTTTTTCTTCTTAGGCTCGGCTGTTTCGACGAATGGCTTGGCGAGGCCAAGGGCGATGAGTTCACGGGCGAAGGATGGCGAGACTTCGACATCACTGCCGACCGGGCAGGATTCGCCGGCAATCATGAGGCTTTGAAGAAGGGTGATTTTTTGAGGTTCCATAATCTGCGGTTCCTAACAAAAGCCTCCTCCGCGAATGCACACGGAGGAGGCGGTTGAGTTGTCAGCTATCGCTTAGGGCTTTTTGCCGTAAACGAAGGACTGGGCGCGGCGGACAGCGAAGTCCACATCTTGCATTGCGACGATGCGCAGACGGCCTTTGGTGCTGTTCGAGTATGGGTCGACCGTGATTTCGAGGCCGCCAAAAATCCCGATGAGGAAATCGGAGAAATTTGCGAAAAACACATCGCCAGAGGCAACTTGGTTTGTGATTTCCGTGCGGTAGCCGTTCATCGATCCACCTTCCCAGATTGTTCCGGCGCTTGTGTTGCCGGTTGGGAATTTGAGCGTGGTTTTAGCCATGCCGCGAGTCGATGGGTTGGCAACGAATGCCATGCTGTCTACATCGGCGTTTTGAGTGGCCACCATGGTTTCCATGTCAACCAGTTCAATGAATGTAGGCTGGACCGCTGCGAAGCTCTTGGAGAGCACACCTGCGGCGGACTTGATGCCGACTGGCTGATTTGTGAGGCCAGTTCCGTAGAAGGCTGCGGAGTCGATGGTGAGGGCGAGGGCTTGCGCAAGGTCATTACGAAGCAGTGCCTCGATCGACAGCGATGATTGCTGGAGCATGCGGCGAGTGATTTCACCGTAGTTTGCAACCGTGCGAGGACGCAGCGTGACGAGGCCGAAATCGATGTCGGATTTTGGCGCGTCTTCATCTTCGCCGAGCCAGTAGCCGTTGCCGAAGGTCGTCTGTTTTGGGATGTCCACATTGCCGACGAGGCCAGCCAGCTCGGTGCCGAGGTTCATGATGGTCGCTTTGTTACGGAGCACATCGATGAATGAGGAGGCGAGGAGGTTGGTCTGAACGGTGTTTCCGCCCGTGCCAGTGTAGCCAGCGCCGGATTTTGCCGACACGGTGTTCGAGCCGCGCTGTCCGAAGCCAGATGTGAGGACATCCACGGGAATCATGGTGCCTTTGACATTGCGGTGTGCGACTTTTCCGGCAGCGGTTTCGCAGGCTTCCAACTCGAAAGCCGCATCTTGACGGGCTTTCTTGTCGGTAGGCTCGGCAGCGAGTGCGCGGATGAGTTTCAAGAAAGAGAAGCTGCCTGCTTCGCGTTCGTTGAGGCCGATGGGGGCGACGCCTTCGCGGATCTGGGCGCTGCGCTTGTCCTTTTCGGCAAGGGCTGCGGACTGGAAGTCCACCAGGCTACCGCCGTCACGCACGATCTGTGCGGCGAGGGCGGGCATGCCGTATTTGTCACCTGCTTCGAGGATCGAGCGGGTGCGGTCTTGCTCGCTTTTGATGGCGGCGTTGCGCTCGGCTACGATGTTGATCTCCGGTGCCGCCGGTGCGGGCGCTTGTGGCGCGGGATTGGTTGTATCTTGCATATTGGATTGGGTGATTGTGCCGAGGCTGATCGCCTCTGGCGGGTTGGTAAGGCTGCGACCCACTCCGACAGAAGTGTCGGCGGGGATGGTGACGAGGGAGATTTCGTAGGGTTCCCACCGGCTGACGGTGTAGACATCCACGCCCTCGCGTTCTTCGGTCAACTTGACTTCGCGGATGCGGTAGCCGACTGAGACTTTTGTCAGGATTCCGTCCTGCACATCACGCCACGCTTCCTCGGCGCATTCGGATTTGCCGAAGCGCACCAGCGCACGGCCCATCCCGTCTGCATCGATGCGGGCGGTCTCGACGACTCCGAGCACTTCGTCGGCGTCATGGTTGAACAAAAGATTTGCGCGGTCGTTTAGCCGCGAGAGGTCGCAGGCATCCGCTGAGTGATCGAGGACTTCGACCATGCCGGGCCAGCGTTCGATTTCCGCGTTGCTCGAAAAAGCCAGCTCGATGGTGCGCGACTCCGCAGCGATTGCGCCGATGGTCATGACTCGGCGCATGGGCGTGCTAAAAAATTCTTTCGCGGCGGGCTTCATCTGTGCGCGAATTTTGCCAGCGGGCGGCGGCCTGTCTTCTGCGGGGCGTTCCGTGGAGGTTTAACCACGGAGGACACAGAGGCCACGGAGACACAAAAAACCCGGCGTGGGTTTTGGCCCACGCCGGGATAACCTATGAACCAACTATGAGAGGGCTGCGGCGAGTTGAGCGCCGGTCGTGCTGACCGTGCTCTGGTTTTTTGCGCGTTCGCCGATGGAGCCGGTGATGGTTAGCTCAGTTGTAGGCTTGGCCCATACCTCTGCGGCGATCTGGCTTGGCGTCGGCACGGTGGGTGCGTTGGTCAATGTTGTCACAACGGCCAGCGTGCCGGATGGAGCGAGGCGACTTGAAACGGTAGCGTCGAGATTTGCGAGCTTGGTGCTGTTGCTGTCCATTTCCTGCCGGATTTGAACGGCAGTCGGGCCGCTGGATGTGGTGAGCGTGCGGGTTGCTGCGCTCCATACATCGGCGGCGGTGATGCCGCCTTCGGTGATGGTGCGTGATGAGTGGCCCCAGACGGCTTCGGGCGTTAGCACGGCTGTGCCAAAGCCTGCATCGACGGGGACTCCCAGCGCCACCGAGCCTGCGGCTGGCACTGCGCAGGAGCCGGTGAGGTTGCCGCCTCCGTAGCTCACGCCGCTGCGGACATTGGCGGCGATGGGGTTGCCGAATGATTCGTTGTCTGCGCCATACATCGTGAAATACGAGTCGGTCGTGCCTGCGAGGGCGTAGCGTGTCTGGCCGAGCGTGGGCGATGTGCCGAGACGCCACTTGCCACCGCTGATCGCTTTCCAACCGCTCCAGTGGTCGAGGAAATCGCCGCTCAGGCGGACATCGGCAGATGTGTTGGCGGCAGAGACGGCAGGGGAAAATGCAGAGGCAGTAAAAGTGCTGTTTGCAACGATTAGCGTGCCTGTTGAAGCATTAATCAAAGCAAACCCTCCGGAAGCGGAGGCTGCATTGAAGTTGCAGGGAGCATTAACTGTTATTGTTCCAGTTGAGGAATTGTTTACTCCGCCTGTGTTGGTAGTAACGCCCCCATTGAAAGTGCATGAAGCGTTGACTGTTACTGTTCCGGTTGAGTTATTGTTTAAACCGCAAGCTCCGGTTGAGTTGCCTCCATTGAAAGTGCATGAAGCGTTGACTGTTACTGTTCCGGTTGAGTTATTGTTTAAACCCGCTGTAAAAGCGCCTCCGTTAAAAATACAAGGGGCGCTAACCGTCACTATTCCAGTTGAAGCGTTATTAAATCCGGTGCCGCCAGAACCGGTGCCGATTGCTGTAAATGTGGAATTTGCTAAAGTAGCGGTTCCAGTTGAATTGAAATTGCATCCGTGCGCTCCTGGCGCTCCCCCTACGACGCGCAAACCGTCCAGAGTAAGTGCTGTCGCGCCGGTCACCGATAGGCAGGTGGTCGTGCCTGCGCGGAGGTCGGGCGTGATGGCGAATGGCGAGGACATGGCAAACGATCCGCCGCCGCCTGTGGCTCCTGCGGCCGTGTTGGAGGCAGTGGTGAGCGTGGCGAGAGCGCGGGCATTGCCGGTGCCGGTGCCTGCGCCTGTGGCGAGGAATATCGTGCCTGCGGTGTTAGAGGCTGCGCCGATGCCAGTCCATGAGGTGGTGCCGACGAAGAGGACTTCATACCACTGACCAGAGACGAAGGAACCAGCGTTGACGGTGGGGTTGTTGGCTCCACCAATGTTGATGTCTTGGTTGATCGTGACATTGAACCCATTGGCGTAAACGGTGTCGCCGTTTCCGGGGAGGACGCCGCCGTTCCATGTGCTGGTCGCGGACCAGTTGCCGTTTGCGATAGCGCGTGCTGTGGCCATGGCTTAGAGTCCCTTCTCGATGATGAATTGTTGGAGGGCGGCTTGGATCGCGCCGACGCATGCGAGGGTAGCTTCGTCGGCGTGAGCGAGCGAGCCGAGGCGGATGGATTTCGCGTGGGCGGGCTGGGTCTCGACCATGCCGTCTTCGATGCGGAGCGGGGTGAGGTTGCAGACTACCGATGCCTCTGGCTTACCCTCTCCGTCATAGCTGCCGGAAATGATGAGGTTGAGGGCGTAGCGGTCGTATTGCTTTGAGTCGATGCTGGATGGTGCGGATGCGTTCATGGTGTTTGGATTTTTTGGGTTTAAGAAAATTGGAGTGACTCTTTGGATGACCACTGCCCGACTGCGGATTGCTCCGACAGGACATCGCCTGCGGAGTTGGTCGAAATTTTGTAGATGGTCCAGGCAGTGGAGTCCTCGGCGGGGCCGCTTGCGGGGTAGTCGTCCCATTCCAAGCGTCCGATGTAGAGGTTCGCTCCGTCCACGGCGTGGACGAGGATGGCGGGGATTTCGTTGCGAGGAGGGGAGGTGAGTTGGAGGACGGCTCCGGTCTGCGGGTGGCGTCCATAAATTTTAATGTCTGCGTAGTTAATGCAGACCTCGCCGAGCGAAAGATCCGCCGTGCTGGGGATGCGACCCGGCACGACGGTTTTTTTAGGCTTTATCGGAATGGGCATGAGTATGGACTCGGAAGAATTTGAAAGGCCGGTCGTCATGTATGGACACGAGGTTGACCGGCCCCATTGGGCCGTTTGCTTTAGAACGTGCCGCCGTCGATCTCGGTCTCGAGAACGAGGATGCGGGCGCTCAAGGCGTTATCGGCTGAGAGGCGTGTGCTGGCCTCGCTGGTTGCTGCGCTCTCGGCTGCGGAAACCCGGCTCGTGAGTGCGGTCGCTGCGTTCTCGGCTGATGTGACTCGGCTGGTGAGCGAGGTGGCTGCACCTTCGATGGTGGTTGCGCGGGATTGAAGCGCTGTGATGCTGCTCTCGGCTGTGCTCACACGGGTCGTGAGCGCGGTCGCTGCCGACTTGATGCTGTTCTCTTCGCCAGTGGCGCGGGTGACTTCTGCGTCAACTGAGTTGTTGATCGAGAGCACGGCGGCTGCGAGGGCGTTGTCGTTCGTGAGGTCCACCGAATTGATCAAAGTGACGATCTCGGCGAAGCTGTCTTTGTCAGCGGATGAAGCGGAAAGGATCGCATCAACGCGATTTTTCTCAGTGGTCACCCGTGTGCTCAATGCCGATTCAGCGGCGAGGGCGCGGGTCTCTTCTGCGGAATCCGCTGCGATGCGTGCGGCTTGCTCTGTGGCGACAATGCCGTCTGCGTAGCTGCTGGAGGCGTTGCCGCCGATGCCAACGATTTGTGTGGCGTTGCCGGATGCGTCGGCACCTTTACCGTAGTAGAGGATTCCATCAACTTCGTTGAATGCGAGTTCGGCAGATTTGAGAACTCCGGGTGCTCCGGCAGAACCGGATTGGCGGCGGCGAATGCGAATTGGGACAGACATGATTTTTTTGTGGTGTGGTGGTTGTGGTTGCGGTGTCCGGTGGTCGGACGGGCGTTATTTTGCCGCTCGAAAAAATCGTGTCTTCTGCGGGGCGTTCCGTGGTGGATTGACCACAGAGGACACAGAGAGCACGGAGGGGGAGGGCACAAAAAAACCCGCCTTGGTGCGCTTCCGTGGAGAGGCGTGGCGGGTGTTGTTATGCTGAGAAAATTTTAGAAAAACCCTGCGTCGATCTCGCTGGTGGAGACGGCCCCGGCGACATAGGTGGCTGTTTCGCGGGTGTCCCAGACTGCGTTGGCGGCTACGCCTCGGCTCACGAGTTCTCCGCTGGGCGTGAAGATGCTGCGGGTGATCGTCCACGCCGCTAAGTCAGTTCCAGTGCCTGCGGAGGCGCGACCGATCCAGTGTGTGAGGTGATCGTCGGAGACATCCGAGATGAATGAGAGCGAGCCGTAAACGAAGGCGGGGCCTCGCTCGCCTGCATCGCCTTTCGGGCCGGGGGCTGGTGACGGGATGCCGAAATTGAGAACGGCGTTTTCCTGCGTGCCGACATTGGTGATCGTGGGCGTTGCGCCTGCTGGGAGCATGAAGACGGTGCCGACTGAGATGGTGGAGGAGAGGCCGCGAGGGAGGGCGAAATTTAGAACGGCATTTTGCGGGGTCCCGACATTGGAAACGGTGGCGGGTTGGTTCCCTGCCACGGTTTGCACTGCGCCAACGGCTATCGTGCCGCCGGGGCCTTGCGCACCGAGAGGGATGCCGAAATTGAGCACCGCATTGGTGGGGCTTCCGACATTGGTCACGGTGGGTGCTGTGCCGGTGGCGAGCTGTGAGACGGTGCCAATGGCGACCGTGCCAGCCGGTCCCTGCGCTCCGCTGCCGATAGGGAGGGCAATGCCGGGGGCAACGACAACTTGGGTATTCGGAACGAGTGTAAGGTCAACGACTGCCATGGTGTCAGGTGCGGGTTATGGCTCGCTCGATGTATGCGAAGCCTTCGAGGATTTTGCGGCTGTTGCCGTAGGGGTCGGTTAAGAAAATGTCATAGCGGGCGCGGGTCACTGGCAGGGCGCGGGTCTGCTCGTCGGTGAGCATGACGCGCACCTTGCCGCTTGTGCGGGGAAGCGGGAATGTGACGGCAAAGTCGGCGAGGAGTGGTTTGTCCCAGTCCTCGCGGAGTTGGCCGGATGCCGTGAAATCGAGGAGGTTTACTGGCAGGGCGTTTGGCGCGGTGGAGTCTTTCAGCGTGACCTCGAAAAAGAATGACTCGCCGGCTGGTATGGTGATGTCGAAAGGCTGGCTCATGGCTGGGGTTCGGGCTGTGCCACGGGGGCGGCTGCTCCTGCGGGGACAAGCGGGACGATGCCGCGTTTTTTAAGCTCCACTTCTTCACGCTCGATCTCGCTCCAGACATCTTCTGGGTCTCGGTTCGATGTCTCGCGGATGATCTCGCTGCGGGATTTGAGTTTTTGCGAAATGGCTTTTTCGTTCGCGGCCATTTCTGCGCTTGGGTCGATCCATGCCCAGCGCCTGCCGGTGAAGGCGACTTGTTTGTATTTTTCGAGGCGGTCGAATTTGAGCGGTTTACCAGCGATGAGGATTTTGTTGGCGAGGAGTGAACGCTCCAGCCATGCCTCGTATATGGGCATGACGAAGCCGCTGATGAGCCATTCTTGCAGGCCCTTCCACACTTCTCGTTCGTCGAGTGCGCCTTGGCGGATCGAAGAAAAATTCACGCTCGTTAGGTCGCTGGCGAGGTTGTTGTAAGACACCCCGAGGCCGGATGAAATCGAGCGAAGCATGGCTTTGCAAAAGGGGTCGAATGCTTGGTCTGGAAATTGCGGGGTGTAGGGGATGAACTCGCGGTTTCCGATGTCCTCAAACTTTCCGGGTTCGGCGTCCATTTCGAGGATGTCGTCGCTGTCGCCATCGAGGTTGCGGAAAAAGCCCATCTTGCTTGCGCTCACACGGGCGTTGACCACGGCGGCGTCCTCGAAGCCTGCCAGCATGCGCATACGCCAGAGGGCTGTGCGTGCCCACGGGAGGCCGCGCTTTTGGCCGACTCGCTCCGGGAGGAAACGATGGATGACCTGCTCGGCTGGCACTCGCTGGAAGCTCTCGCCGTTGTGGTTCACATAGCCCATCATTTGCTCGTCGTAGTTTCGGAAATGGTAGGCCACCGGGCGTCCGTTCGGATTAAACTCGATGCCGTGGCGGATGACATTGCCGTTGTTCAGCTTTTCCCACTTCGTCGGGTTGAGCAAAACGGGGTCGATGAACTGCACAGCGAAGCCCCACTTGTTCAGGTCTTCGCCATACTTTTTGATGCAGATGACCTCGCCATCCATCGCGGCGGTGGTGACGGCGAGGCGTTCGCCATCGGCGCGGGAGAGTTGGCCGGTGATGTCGTAGTTGCCCCGTTTCGACCAGTCTGCAAAGGCGTCCTCAATGGCGCTGCTGGCCACGGTGTCCATCGTTCCGCTGGGGTCGCGGATTTGGGCGTTGAAGGTGAAGCCTGTCGGGCCTGCGATGTTGTCGCGGGCCATTTGGAGGAATTTTTTGAGATGGTCGTTGTTCTCTGCCTGCTCACGGGAGCGGGCGACGATGCGGCTCCAGTATTGAAAAATCCATGCGTCAATCGTGGTCGGTGTCCCTGCCCATGTGGATTCCAACCTGCCAGCACCGGCGGCTTGCGGCATCCCGGCTGTGGCGAAGCTGCCGATGGTGTCAGAAAGAATGGACCGCGCCGACCAGAGGCGAGGCTGGTCGGCACGGCTTGGCGCGGGCGTCTTCGTGGTGGCGGTGCGGGAAAATAGATCGAAGAGGCCCATGGTTAGATGCGAACTGAAATGGATTGGCCGATGGACGAAATGCCGGAGGAAAGTCGGGATTCGCGGGACAGCTCACGCCGCCAGAAGGAGAGGAGTTGCAGGAGTTCGGCGATGCTGTGCCGCTCCAACTCTCTGTTATTTATTTTGTATTTTTTCGCCTCAAGCGTTGCCCCACCTGCGAGCATGGCTTGGATATGCGCCACGGCGATGCGGGCCTGCGTGCGCACCTCTGCACCGGGTGCGAGGGTGGCTGCGGATTCGCGGATGAGGAGGTCGCCGGTTCCGACAAGGGCGCGGTGCGCGGCGACCGTTGCCCATGCTTCCCAGATGTAATGCCCTGGTATCCATCCGGTCGTATTCGCGGCGGCGGTGAAGGTTCCTTCCGTTCCGGTTGCTGCGACATTGCGCGACTGCATTCCAGCGAATTGCACAAGGACGGTCGCGGCGGGGTCTGCCGATACCGTAACCTCAAATGTCTCGCCTGCCGTTATTGTCACCATGAATGCACGAAGGACGCCCTGCGCGTGGTGCGCTGGCGTTTCGCGGCATTGTTGTGATCGGGACGGGGGGTGTCTTCTGCGGGGAGTTCCGTAGGAGGGGGCGTCTCTACCTCGGCGGGCTTCGGCGCGGGCATGGTCTGCCGCCTCCGTAGGGCGAGCTTGTCAAACTGCGGGGCGCGGAGGACGAGGGCGGCGAATGCGTAAACCCGGCAGTCGAGCGGTTCGTTCCGTGCGCCGGAGGTCTTGTGCCACTCCAGCCGGGGGAATCCCTTTACGAATTTCGTCACGGCTTTTTCTGCGGTCAGACCTCGGAAATACTCGGCGCTTCGTCCCTGCGGGAAATGGCAATAACCAGAGCCGGGGTCTGTGATGCGGAG